TTAATTATCCGCAGACTGTATCTTCATAATATCCATGAAATGAACCTTTGTTGTCTCACCATTAAACTCCACATGAACTGATTTTGTTCTGGAATCCATTTTTATAATTTTCCCTTTCACAGGCGCATCCCAATTCCAAACTATAAGTTTTATTAACAATTCCTCCTGCTGAGCCTCCACCAAACGCTCACCTAGCTCCTCCATTTCAAACTCATCTCTCGTAGGTCGCTTTGGCCCCTTTGCTTTTGCCATGTCTAAATCCTCCTGTTCTTTGTTGAATTTATTAATTGCGACGACATGCTCCGGCAACATCATCCGGCTACTTGACCACATTTTATTACTTTGTGGATCTAATCTGTTCACCTTTTTCACTAGTTCCAACCTCGCCACACAACTGGCTTATTCTCGATTCGGTTATATAACACTTTGAATGTATTGTTCTGCTGATCCCAAAGTATCAAACCCTCTTTGACTAAAATGTTTATCGATTCCTTTACTTGATCCTCAGTTCTTTGTGACTTATGACTAATATAAGCAACATCTATTATTGAGGGATTGTCACGATATACATTAAAAATGACCGTCAATATTTTTCGTGTAGTATCATCAAGCATTCTGTTTAATCAACTCCACATCAATGATGTTCGACATGCTAAATACGCGAGGGGCATTAGCCGTATAACAGTATGCTTTTACTCGTCCATCCCGTATCGACCTGACATGTATGGTGCGGATTGAAATGTTGCGATTGCGGTCGTTATAAATAATCTGAACTGTCCGACCTATATACTTATCAATCATGCCCCTCACTCCAATACGAATATTTGTTCTCATTATATTATGCGAACGTTTGTTTGTAAATGAATAGAAAGGAAACACTTGATGCGTATTATTACGCGTATTTATTTGTTTACACGCATAATGATGCGTGTTATAATAAGTATATAGAAAGGAGGTAACGAGGTTGGGAAAACAAGTCACAACAAGAGATGTATTACAAGGCTTGAAGCAAGCAGGATTCATAAAATCAGCAAATCATAATCCGAAATCTAGCCACCAACGCTACATACACAAAACGGATAACACCCGATTCGCTGACATAAGCTTCCATCGTTCAGGCCAAGTAGTTCCGAAAGGCACATTAAAGAACATTGAAAAGACTTCCGGGGTTAGCTTCTAACCCCGGGCTTTTCTCAAACCTCTTACCTCCTAATAATATCGAGGAGTGTGTTTAAAATGACAAATAATTTTATCTATCCAGTTGTGGTTGAAAAGGCTTCGGATGGCGGCTATGGATTATATTTCCCGGATTTCCCTGGCACTGGAATTGTTACTGATGATGTTGTTGATGGCGTTCGTAAGGCTAAAGAAATGCTAATTAGCCGAATACTTGAACTTGAAGAAAGAGGCTGGCAACCACCTTCTCCATCTGAACCCGACGTAATAGATAATTTAGATCCATCTGATCGGATTGTGTTCGTTGACGTCTTTCTCCCTCCATATCGCGAGGAAGCTGCCAATAAAGCAGTTACAAAGAACTGTACTATGCCAAAATGGTTAAAAGAAACAGGCGAGGATGCCGGACTGAATTTTTCCCAGCTCTTGCAGAGTGCGATTAAAGAAGCGCTAGGCATAAAATCAAACCGCTGGGGAACTGTAACCTTTACTGGAGTTGATTGGTCAAAAGTTAATTACCTTCTCACTCCTGATGGATTTAAGTATTATCTCAAAGACTTCAGGCTGGATTATGAAGCAGCATATCTTGGTAAACTGGAGCTGTTTCGTATTTTAGGTGACGAGGGTAATGAGATCCATGAATTGACGGAGGATAAAGTGAAACGAATTGTGAGATACGGGGATCATGCTGTACATGACTATACATCTATTGTGAAAGAGCTAGGACCAGCCCAACCTAATAGCGAGATTTTACCCGATTTGGATACCTTGAAAACACTTCGAGACGAACTCCTTCGCGGTAAAGTTAGTGCTGCACAGGTTGTTGTACGCATGCTTAGAAATCAATCATCTGAAGACCAACTTTGGGAAGTAAAACGTCAGCTTCTTATAGATGCAATTAATGACACTTCTGATACAATCCAATCTCTGAGAACCGTTCTTTTTGACTGATTTTCGTTTGAATACACAAATACGATGTCAAAACCAGTTCTATTGAATATTAAAATCCCAATCGCTTGGGAAAATAGAAATAGAGCCTACCAACCTCTATGGTCAGTAGGCTCTTTTCTATTTTAATGTGCGCAATGAAACAGCCAGTGTACGCCAGCCTTCAACGGTAAAGTTAGGATCATGTATAAGACTACCTAGATCCACGTTTATAAATTCTTTGCCAAACCATGCTGGAGCCGGTACAAGTTGCTTCAACTCTTCCAGCTGTTTTCCTTGATCTTTCACTGTTTTTTCTAAGGTTTCAAATGCCTTTCTTTCTGAAGCTGTCATTGGTTGACCCTCCTCTATGTTTGGCTGCATTTGCGCAGCGACCATTTGCTTGAATACCGTCCACCCAGTCCATTTGCCATCATCATACATAAGTCGTGGACATATCTTGCCGGACCAATCATAATGACGCTTTAGCCGATCAACGCCCCATCCTCGTTGCTTAAGCATACTGGCTACTAACTCGACCGCATTTATCAGCGTCTTAGCATAGTCGCCACTCTCGCAAATCTCGATCCCTATTGAAGTTCGGTTTCCGCTCGCAGCTCCGCTGCCATCGCCAGAATGCCAAGCGTGTTCGGTTAATGGCAAACATTCAATTGCCTCCTGCTCGTCAACCACGATATGAAATGAGGCTGTTCGGGCATTCGTCGAATTTGTAAGCCATGCCCTTTCGTTTTTGGCGGTACTGCTTGGATTGCCTGTATTATGGATTGTGATTGATGTTGCTGCCATAGCTTTCGCGGGACGGCGGTTGTTTGCCGTTCCTTTTGGAATGTAATTAATTACATAATTAATCGGCATCCTCATTTCCCCCTTTTGGAGCAGTCTTGGTTTTGCTAGCGCGATCCACTTTGTTTTTAAGCTCTGACTCGATATGCGACATCACTGATTGTGGTATCCATTTCCCCCAACCAGCACGGTAGGCGTTGGCCGTTAACGATTGCCATGTGTGATATATGATGCCAAGCGTAATTGCGTAAAACAGTAAACCAGGTACACCGAGCATTGCATCCAAAAGATTAGCCAGCGCCGGAAGCGACAAAAGAAACATGGTACGGGGCACTCCTTGCCTCAATCCGTATTCACTTGAAAATGTTGTATCTTTCAATGCTGCTGAAATACCCGTTACCCAGTCCAAACCAATTACAACAATTAAAAGCAATATAGGTATTAACCGACCATTCCCGTAAATCAAAGATACCCAAGGAGCTAGTGCGGCCCCTATTATCGCTGCAATTGCCCTTCCTTCCGTTACATCTACCGTTAGCCATTGCTTAAACATTGATGTTCATCCCCTCAATTTTCTATATATTTTCTATAACTGACATAATAAAAGGACCTGATTACTCAGATCCTTGTGGTACATCTTGAATTTGTTTTTTTGATTCTGCATCCTCGATCGTCTTACCGAGCCAAATTTCGATTTCTTTCAATATTTCTATTTGCTGCGCACCGTGGAATATGGAAATCGAGATAATGCACTCCTTGATTTCGTCGATTGGTTTATCGATATCTACAGTTATTTCGAGCTTCTTCTTAACCTCTGCCATTTCAAACACTCCTTTAAAGTAAAAGAGTCGCCCAATGGACGACTCTTCGGATTATTTTATTGATGCTATTTCAGCATCGATTGTTGCTACTTCCGCAGTAATTTCGGCGATGCGCTTTTCATTAGTAGCAATGCCTGCGTTATTGCTTGATATTCTGCTTCGATAAGACTCCTTGGCCCATTCTTGAACAATTTTGTCCATTTCCTCTTGTGCTTTTACATTATCTGCTTTCATGTTTTGGTTGGCCGTAGTACGACTATTCTTTTCCTCGATCAACAAACTTTTGTTTTTATTAAGAGATGCTAGTTTCTCGATCTTTAAAATTTCTGCGTCATCAGTCATTGCTTTTTCTATCGTAATCACGCCCTTTGTATAGGAAGCTGAAGCTCCTAATGCCTCTGCAATATCGCGAACCGGCGCATAGCTCTTTCCTTCGCTGATCACAGCATTGCTTAGTTGCTTTCCGTTAAGAATAACCTTAGCCTCACTATCGATTTTCTTACCGATTTTGGATACACTATCTGCTAAAACTTGCCCCGATGCCATGAGTAGCGCCCCTGCTACAAATGCGATGACAACCCTTTTCATAATCCGACCTCATTTCCCAAATTTTGAGTCTAGTATATCACTCAATTTTGGGCATGGCTATGGTTAGCAGCAATGGACCAAATAACACTTCCTGTTACGACTCCCGAACTATTAACTATTGCAAGTCTCGCCCCATCTGGAATACCGTGATTATGTCCGCCAGATAGACTTGTTGAAACACCTGAATTAGATTTAGCGTCTAGTGCATGTTTCAGCGTCTTGAATTCCAATGTAGAATATATTGAGTCCCATGAGGGGAATATAACCTTCCCATTTTCGGGAGTAATTCGTATATTGGACCCAGCCCCTGTTGCGCCGATTGAAAGTTCACCTGTAGATGCAAGCACCATTTTAGCAAATGCACCGATAGAAAATGCGTCATTAATCAAGGCGATCCTTACTAGATTAGAAGCATTATTAAAATAAAGAAGTGGATCGCCTGAATCATTTGCTAAAATGTTAATGTACCTGGTAGCTGAAGCGTATGCACCAAACAAATTATCGACACTATTCATTTCTGCTCGCGGATACTGCCCTGCCGGCCTAGTTTGGATCTTGGCTCCTGTAAGCGTACCGCCTGTTATGGTTCCATAGGCTTGTATATCACCTGAGAAACTTCCACTTGTTGCATGTACTTCTCCTGTTATTGTTGCCTTATTAGCGACAAAATCTCCGGCCATGTTCACGCGGAACGGGGCACTACCCAAAACCTGATGCCCTAAATGGATGCCGCTTTGATTCGCTTTGAAGACATTGTTACCGATCCCGATTTCCATATCGACGAAGTTACCTAACGTCCCTATGACCTTTGGAGCCAAAATCCCTTTCGCTGTTATAGCTGCTTCAACCGTTTGCCATCCATCCGTCGATACCCCGATTCCTTTAGAAGTAAGTCGTACCTGTTCCAATGGATTGGTTTTTTCTCTCATTAGAATTCCGCCATCAACGGGATAGCTTATTTCCGTTTTCGAATTATTGATATCTGTGATAGCCTGAGCTGCAAATGATTCAAAAACTGCCGTCCGCACTTTGCCGCCGCTAATGATGTTATCAACGCTCTGCTTTGACTTGTCCAAGTCTGCGATGATATCCATGTAATCCCGCAAAAAATAATTGGCCAGTTTTACGTCTGGATGCTTATTTAATTCAAAGGGATATTCCACGACTTCCATTGCTCTGGCTGTTATGCCGTTGATCTGCATGCCAGCATCGTACATGGCTACCGTATCGCCTAAGTGAATCTCAGGCTCCTCATCGTCGATCTTATGCAAATCAGCAGCGCTGATCATGACATCCAGTGCCGGGACTTCATTTTCTCTTAGCGCCTTGCGAGTAGCTTTCAACAATTCAATTGGATCTTCAATATCCTGATTGATGATTTCATTGTCGAAATAGGTGTTCGTCGTATTGGACCAGTATCCGACATACGGAGAAATGAGATAGTTTACTTTAATTACTCCGTTTACGATTGCGCCCGGCACCGCATTTAATAGGGCATATTCCTCGTTAGTGAGATTTGATGCTGCCAAGCCTATAAATGTTCGTCCGTCTTTCATTTGAGCAAACATCCGCGTTGCAAGCGTTCTGGAGCTGTCTTTGAAATTGACGTTGATGATATTCTTCTGATACCGGTATTGCAGACCGCGATCCATACCGATTTTCTTTTTAATATGAATGACAAAGTTATCCGGCTCAATCTCGCAGCCGTAGATCTCTATGACCTTATTGAGCGCCTGCAAGCAATTCCCTCGACCAAAGTCCTTTACATCCATTAACTCAAACGTGTCATCTAACGTAAAAGAAAATTTGCCGCCAGAAGCTGCCGAGATCGTATTCAGTAGCGTTGCTATATTAACGCCAAAGCCTTCCTCCATGTAGGATGCATACGGAAATTTTATGTCCGATAGTTTAAACATGACATGCATGCAGTCAAACTGCACAAGCCGCTTCATTCCGTCCCGCTTCCGCGATCGATCGTTAATGACGTAATACTGACCTCTTTCGTCCTGAACATGGCCTTTGATCTGTATCTTGTCGTAATCCTCGCTAATCATTGGAAGGGTCAAGGTTAGCTCATAATCGCTATTAAGTCGCCTCGTTCGCTGAACATCCATAGCATCCGGCAATACGCCTTGTTGAAGCAAATTCTTATCAAAGACCTTCAGCATGGAAATCCCTCCAAAAAAAAGATGCAGCCCCGATTTAATAGAGCTGCATGAATGTTATACCTGATAGGTTTCACCTGTAATTAGGGTGTATTCCTCCGATGTGATGACGCCGTATACCGTGTACTGTGCAACTTGAGACTTCTTGGCCCAGCCTTTAGAGTAGTAATATTTAATCCGTTCAAAATCTGACACGCTTAAACACCTCCTTCCAGTTGAAACAATCTTAGTTCCAGACCAACAAGCTGCACACCCAACATTTGATTCTCTGCGCGAAGCTCCAGCGCTTCAAGTTCGCGCTGGATTAATTGTGCGCCGATTAGATCTAACTCAGTCGGCGGTGACGGCGGTTGTTGCTGCCATTCTGCATCAAGTTCTTCTTGTGACCGTGCGATGAATTCAGCGTCAATCACTTTAAAACGATACTGCCCACGCTCATTTGTTAACGGCTCCGCAAATGACTCGTGAAAATGGCGTGGCGCTTCCTCTGCATAGAGGTAATCCGTCTCCAATGGCTGTTCGAAGGCAGAAGAAAAGCCGTAGATGATCATCCCGGCTTCATTCGTTCTTATATAATGTTTGTATCCGCTCATGTTATCCTCCTTATAACTCGGCATCTGCTGTGTAGTGGAATACTATCGCTTGATCAATCGTTGTCAATGAACCGCCCGCCCCGTTGTCGACCACCAGTGAACTTTCGCCACTAAGAGGAGTAACTCTACCCGAGTTTGCCCCTAAATCAGTACCTGCGTTAGATGATACCCTACCAGTGTTACTTGGTGTGGTGAAGGGGTATATCGTAACAGTGGGAGATATTCTTTTTCTTACCTTATACGTAGTAACCCCATATCTTTGTGTTGATGAAATTGTGTTAGATGGGACGGCAAAGAGTTGTATTCCCGACAATGAACTTGCTGTGCCGGGTGAGACGTTATAATCATAGCTCTTTTCGTAGTACCGCTGACACAATGCTAGCTCTTCAGCGAATGATCTTAGTTGAAATGGCATTGCTGTTTCTCCTGCATTGACCTGGACTTGGGCTATGTCTACGGTCGAAACAGTATTTATAGGCAGATTAAATTCAAACCATACATAATCATTTGCTCCAATCGCTTTTCCTGAGATGCTTGGTAAATCAAATGTAACGCTGAATTTTTTCCATGCCGTTGTTAGACTTATAGAAACCGGCGACGATTGCCACGAAGCCGATCCTCCAGCTCCAAATACTTGTGCTACATCCACAGAAATTGTCCTTGCGGCATTGGACTTTGCCCAAAAACTAAAAGATGCTTTCCCTCCGGCAAAACTAGCAACGGATTCAATAGGCTGAAATAAAGCATTATACGTTTGCCCCGTACCCGCAACCGTAGTTTCACATCGTAGATAATACTTGGGGTTATTAGGAACATCTGCTTGACCATTAGCAAATGCTTGTCTGGATACTGTTGTTGAATTCCCTGTTCCATTCCGGACCACAAACCATCGGTCAGCCGTATAGGCGGCAGCTGCTCCTGGGTATGTAAAACTCGTTCCCCTCTGCCATATATCAAAATTACCATTAATAATCGCTTGTCTTAATACTCCATCAACAAGCGTGTCAATGCTTGGGATTTGAGTATTTCCGCCCGATGAATTCCCTATGAATAGCTCTTTTGTATCTGTGGTGTACCCTAATTCACCCGCCTCTAGTGTGGGCAAGATAGCCTTTACACCTCTTCTTACTTGTATTTTATTAGCCAATTGCCTCGCCTCCTAGAATGTACCGCCGTCAATGTCGCTGCTGGCAGTGAGATAGTTTTGTGATTTCACATAGGCTGTAGTCGCTATCCGCGTACTGTTGTCTGCTGCTGCTTGCGTTATGGCTGTCGAGTTACCCGTAAGAGCAGCGCCTGCAAACATCGTCGCCTTGCTCTCATTGGTAACGTTATTTAGTCCTACATCGGCAGAAGCAAGCGTAACTGCCCCCGTTTTTCCCGCTACACTTTGCACTGGCGAAGTAGGCGTAAGCAGCTCCTGCCAGTTAGCAAGAGTTGAAGCTCCTGCCGTTTTCAGGATGAACGATTTTTGTAAATCTGTCCGAACAGCCACATCCCCAACCTCGCATGTTAGCGCCAACATTGCCGCTTGTGTTGCCACGACAAATGTATCTGTAATTGCGATTGCCGGAAGCACAGCCGCGTCCAACTTCCCGCCAGAATCGAGAATCGGGATTTGCCCTGCCGCTGTGCCTGTATTTTTACTTGCTGCTGTTCCGGCATCTGTGATCTTAGCCAGTGTAAGATTCGGGATATCAGCTGCCGTAATCTGAGATGCTGAGATCACTCGTCCTTTTGCATCAATTTGAACCTTCGTGAAAGTTCCCGCTGTAGCTCCGCTATTCGCTAATACGAGCGTAATGGCTACATTGGCTGAACCATCGAAGCTAGTTGATCCTGTGCCATCACCGTTTAATGCAATTGTGCGCGGTGTGGTAAGCTTAGCGGCTGATTCGGCAGCGGCTTGATCCGGGTTAACGAGGATTTTCTCACCAGAAGGTCCCCCGATATAAAGTTTACCGGTATCGAGAAGGAATGCTGGTTCGCCTGATACTAATGTTACAGCTTCAAAGTTAGCAGCAAGACCGCGTCTTAATCTAAGTGCCATATGAATATTACCTCCTGAAAATACGTTTTAAAATTGTCCAGCGTCAAACGGTGGGCCACCTTGTGATCCCTCGAAATCTCCCCCATCAATTGGCATGAAATTTAAATAAGCATTTAGATCAGCCAAGCCTTGAACCGTTTTATTTAAGGCATCCTTATCCGCTCCCGACATTAATCCTGCATTACCACCGGCAACCGCATTCGGAATAACATCCGATCCACCCGTGACATGCGTTGAAGCATGAGCGCCTGGTGCAGCCGTTCCCGTTGCCGTTATAGTAACAGTGTCAGTTGTCGGGTTCGTGGTTACCGTAATGCCGATGCCGCCTGCAATCGTGAGCGTGTCTGTTTTGGAGTCAGCGTCCACATCCCCTTGTCCAGGAACCACAACTTTTGAAAATGCATTCTGATTAACCTCGGCTCCCGCCGCAATGCCAGCTAACTTATTCTTTTCCGTTTGTGTTGTGTGGATGGCTGTATTCAATGTGTGCGCGTTTAGATTTCCTTGCACTGCATCAGTTTTAGCCTGTGCCCCGCCTGGAGTCTCAGCCCCAATTTGAGTAACCGTCACCGCATGCGGATTATTTTTGTCTGCAACATGAACGTCATGTTTGTCGAGCTCCGTCCTGATATCCGCGAAATTATCGTTGTGGCGCTGTAAGTTTGCCATATCTAGAAATTTGGTAATGATTTTTGGAATGAACGCCATGACTGCTCCTCCTTAATATAAAAATTGGTGTCTGAAAATAAATTCAATGGAGAAATTCGGATTGACTCCGCTTGCCGTAAGATTCGTAATGCCTGGTTTAAGCACAAAAAAAACGCCGTTCGATTGAGAGAAGGCGTTTTGATTATTAAGCTTTACTGTTTTCTTTCTTAGGCTGCTGTCCACTTCTAAAACAGCGTTTGTCAGCACGCTGCCAAAGGTGAAAGTATTGTGGCCGTCAGACAAAGATAAATTTGTACAAGAACCTGTTATTCGCAGTAGCGGAAGCGCCTCTGTCGTCCCCCGATTCTCAATTTGAAAGGTTTGCCCATTTGAGGTAATTAGGATGGAATAAGCGCTGTACTCATAGCCTTGTCCGTACTCCAAACCTTGGCCGTATTCACGAAGCACCGTATCTCTCAGTGACTCAGGAAATGGATTATGCATTTTCATGGGAATGGACAGATTGCCATCGAATATGATTTTTTCGATGTTCATTGTACCCGCATATCTAGCGATGTAGCGCCGATCCGGGATATCACTATAAGTCAGAATGACATCTCCGTTGCGCGCATTAAATATTTGGGCAATGCGTGCCAACTTTGCATGATAGTCCGTTGTAGGGTTATTAGCCATGAGTACACATTCATGCTCAATGACTCGCGGACCATACTCCGCTCCAAAATCAATTTCACCGTCCATACCTGCAATTGTTTGGTTATATTCCCTCGTCTCAGGAAGGACAGGGATGTCTCTCCTCTTGAGTCCTAGCCCAAGAGAAGAGAAAGTATCTATCCCGCCTTTGTGTTCAATGGTGACCTCGATCATCGCTGTTTGCTCCCCCCTGACGATTGGAATCTACGAACAAGGTTATCTTTCTCAGACCAAAATGTTTTAGCAGAGGAGGGATCATCTATATTAACGTCTCCCGTAGAAACGGTATAGTAATTATGGTTTACAACCGATTGATTCGATCCAGATGCCATAGGCATGCTGAAGCTTGGCATTTTGAATGATAGATGAGGTATCGCAAAGTTTAGTAGTTTGAATAGATTCCCTTGCTGCCTATCGTTTAAAATCAACTCGTTAGCGTGGGCTATAACTGGAACCGCTTGACCGCGCATCCCTTTTACTGCGCCGCCTTCCGAAAAATGCTGTAGCTTACCCGTATCCTGCTTTATGTTATATAGATCACGGATTTGGTTGTTACGAGCAGCAAGGCTTTCCATCTTATTTTTGTCGCCGCTCACTTTTGCCGCATCCCACAAATCTTTATTGCTGTTATACTCCTGTAGGTCGCGTTCCTTTTGCGACATGGACAAGCCGCTTATTTTACTCATTTTGGCTTGATAAGCCAGTATAAAAGCATCGAGTTGCGAAAGGATCTCTGCATTTTTCTCCGATTCCTTAAGCACTTGAATCTGCTTAAGCGCGTCAGCTTGCTTCACGGTCTCATTTGAAAACTCCTTAAACGCATCGATAAGCGAGTCATAATGCGTCTCCAATTGCTTAATTTGGTTTTCATATTCAGACGTCTTTAGCTGCTTCTCCTCCTCAAGCTTCTTCTTATCTGCTTCGAGGCTTCGGATTGCAAGATCACGACCGCGATCCAGTTCCATCTTCGCAATTTCTTTCAATAAATCTTCACGTTCTTTGATGCCTTCCGGACCGACAGCGGATTGCAACAGCACTAACCTAGCTCGCTTCTCCGCTAGCTGGGTTTCGTAATCATCGTCCGCATTTTGTTCTCGCATCGATGCGATAAGCTCATCAATCGCTTTAATCTTATTGTCCTGAGCTGTGACAAAAGCATCCTTTTCCTCATTGATGCGCTTGATCGTATCGTTTTTGGCTTTCTCAAGCGCCGTCTGCTGGACAGTAACGAGTTTTGTGGTATCCGTGGTTTCTTTATCGATAAGCTGCTTCTTAAGAGCATATACTTGCTCATCAGCACGCTTTCGCTCCTCCGTACCCTTTAAGTACCTCGCTTGCACCCGCTCCCATGATTTCAGCTCTTCCTCAATTGACATTCTGCCCATAGCCTTCTCATGCGATATAAAAGATTCAGACAAGGCCATTGTTTCGCGCATAGCTGCTTTTCTTGCCGCATAAACCTGTTCATCCAGACTCATGCGAATCTCAGTACCAACTTTATACTTACCTTGCAGGCGCTCTAGCCATATTAGTTCCTCTTTAGCTGATACTTCGCGAATTCCTTTTTGATGGGACATCCAACTAGTTGAAGCGTTAAATGCATCCTGCTCTATTTTTTTCGTTTCCTCGATTAACTGCTTCTTGAGCGCATAGACCTTCTCATCAGCAGCCATACGCTGTTCAGAGCCTTTAACATATTGTGACTGCACCCGCTCCCAAGCTGACAATTCTTCTTTTGTCGAAAGCCTTCCCATTGCTTTTTGATGCTCAATATACTTCTGAGAAGAAGCAAATGCCTTAGCAAGTGGATCGTCTCCTTTCTTGCTGCTATCTTTTGCGTTCTCTTTCTCTGACTGAACACCATAACTCGGATCAGCATTAAGTTTGCTGAACTTCTCACGGATGGAAACGATTTTCGCTAATTGATTAACGCTCTCCGGCACATACAGCGAATGAACCCCAATTCCCTTAGTCATTTGTTCCATGACCGATTGTGCTTCTGCTAAACTACTAATCGAATCTAGTTCAATGCCATAATACTCTAGCCTCTTCTCTAGTTCTGTGTACATGGAAGAAGTAATGCCAGCCTGAGTTAGTCGGGATGACTCTAGCAATTCTATCTGTGCTTGTCTAACTGATTTGACGGCACTTTCTTCAAACGACCAACCATCTGCCGTTTTATAAATGCTTGAAGCCAATTGCGGATACTGATTAATCAACGCCTCTGCCGCTTGTGCATTAAGCGACTGACCTTTGGCTAAATCGACAGATAGTTGATTCAAGTCCGCGATACTATCGCTAACGTTTACAATTCCCTTCTGTAAATCCTCAAGTGCATCGCCAACATCTACAATGGCATCATCGGTTGCATCCGTTTCGTTTGTCGCTTCTGTCATCGCTAATCGAAATTCATCCGCTGCGTCAGCAGAATTATTTAATTTTCCGTCTAAAGCGTCTAACGATTGTTGACCATTTTTGATTCGTTCATCCAGCACACCGATTTGTTCGCTTACTTCGACAATTTCTTGAGCCACTTTGGGACTGATTTTGTTAGCATTGATAAACCCACCTGTTATGTCCGCGACTTGACCAGCTAATGATTTAGCCAGTTCCATATTTCCGGATTTTTGCGCTTCCATATATGAAACAAGTATATCTAGGTCGGTTTTCAAAAGATCCCTTGATTTGGTGGACTTTCTTATTTCTTCAGCTTCAACCATTCGAAGTGCTTCTGCGTACTCTTTTCCAAATGACTTGACCTTTTCAACATTCAAATCAATCGCCTTGCCGTTTTCATCCCATTTCGAGATCATCTCCGGCATGACCTTGCTCATACGCTCGATTACATTCGTCAGTTCCGCCTTTGCAGACGCTATTTCCTTGTCTGAACGTGTATTGTCATCAATGATAGCTTTTAACTCTTTGTATTTTTCACCCAGCGCATACGCATCTCTCTCCGCTTGTTTCGTGCCGTCAATTGCTGCATTTTGAGAACCGTTATATGCACTCCATGCAAGCGTAGCTGCACCCAAAGCGATTGATATACCTGTTAAAATTGCACCTATCGGAGTAGCTATAAAGCCACGTTGTGCAATCGTAGCCGCATCGGTCGCTGTAGCTAATCCAAGCATGGACCGTGCTGCGCTCGCCAGTCCCGTGACCATCGTCGCAATGGACTGGCCCGTTAACAAACGCATACCCGTATTTAGTGTCATAATCCCGGCGCCCAGCAGCAGAGTTGCCGTCAAAGCGTTCCGTACGGGGGTAGGGATGGAGTTAAAACCATCGATTAGCAATTTAGTCGTATCCACGATTCCTTTTAGAGCACTAAGCAGCCCGCTATCACCAATAGACACAATCAACTGATCCCATGTCGCTTTAAGCTGCTGCGACTTCTTCGCTAACGTTTCCATGGCTAGCGCGTTCTCCCGTTGCGCAGATCCAAACGAGTTTTCGGCTGTTTCTGCAATTTCCATGACCTTGCTGTAGTTGTTCATTAGCGCAATGAATTTTGAAGCCTGGTCTCCGCGCGCAATCGCCTGAGTAATCTCATGACGCTGCGCATCTGCTAGGCCATCCCATTTGGTAGCGACACGACTCAGGATCTCGCTGAAAGGCATCATCTCTCCATTTGCTTTCTTAATTAGCCCGACATATTTTTCGAGCTTATCGATCGCAATATCACGGCTCGAAAAAGAAATAAACGATTTTATGGCATTACCCGCATTAGCCCCGCTAAATCCTGCCTGATTGAGCACAGTGAGATAACCAATTAATTCATTAATCGGCACTTTAGCATTCTTGGCAGCCGCGCCAACTCTGTTCATCCCTTCCAAGATCTTTTTCGAAGTGGTTGGATATTTATTTGACACTTCATTAATACGATCCAACAATCTTGCCGAGTCCTCCGCTGCGAGTCCGTAGTTGAGTACAGCTCCAGTCATTAGCTCCTGCGCCTGGGCAGCGCTCTGAAATGATTGCTCTACATTCTTAGCCATGAGCGCCGTTGTTGCGAGAGCTTCCGTTTCTCTCTCATTAAATCCACTTTGCGCAATGAGCGTATACACGCTGGCCGCTTCGTTTAAGGCATATCCATATTCCTTTGCAGATTCAATCATGGATTCTTTTACAAAAGCGACATCAGCGGTATCACCCATCACCCTTTTAACATTGACGAGTTCATATTCAAAATCTTTTAGTACTGCGATTGCTTCATGAGCCCCTTGTATAACCGCTGAATACATGGCTTGAGAGAATACATATTGCGAGGATCGATTCAAAACACCCTGACTATTGAGTCTCCTAAGTTGCTCAGCCTGTTGCACTTCCTGTCTGGCAATTTCACGGCGTACCCGCTGTTCGTATTGCAAAGAGCGTTCTCGCTCTCTTGAGACGCGCTGAACATCCTGCTGCTCATCAAGTCCCAGCTGACGGCGCATACGATGTTCTGCTTGCAAAACACGTTCACGTGTCGAATCATCCGTTCCTGCAGTTCTCGCGGCGGTTGCCCCGGTTGACGATACCCGATTTTGCAATGCTTGCATGCGTTTTTGATGCTGCTGCTCCTGCTGCTCTATCGCATCATTTTGCCGTTTAACAATGGCCTGCTGCGCTTTTAGCTTTTCTTCGACGATTTGATTCGTTTTATTGAGCGCTGCTGTCTTGGCCTGAAGCAATTCGGTTTGTGCCTTTCGCTGTGCAACAAGTGCGTTCGATTCAGCTAGGATTTTCTTACGGCGCTCATCCGCGCTCATGGCTACCTTATCAGCAGCATTCGCCATCGACACATAGCTTTTTTCGGTTTTCGCCAGCTCAGTATTCAATACCTTAAAGGATTCTGCATTCTTCCTTGCGCCGCCGTCGATCACTTTAAATGCTGGCGTCATTTTGGTTATGTCTAAATTAAGCCTGGCGCCAACAACATCTTTGTTCAATGCTTCCATTCTCTCACCATCCTTTCGTTTTCCGTTTAGCTCGAATGAGCACACTAAACAATAGCGTGCTCATTCGAGCTAAGGAACGAATCCCTTAGCTTATTTGGGGAATATGCCTAAATCCGAAAGATACTTCGCTTTTTTCGGCTTTCCTTCAACCTTACCGCCATGCAAAATGATTTCGAATTCCCGCTTCCGATCCTTTTCTTTCATCAAGGCACGAATTTTCGGAATCGTCATGTTCGTCCATTCACCGTCTGATATGCCGTTGCTTATACACAAAGCCCATAATCGCATCCAGTCCGTTTCACCCTTATCCGCTTCTTCCTCATCCGGATCATCATCCGCATCGGGATCTGGCGGGAACGATTCCTTAAAGAAATCGCTCCATGAGATTTTCCAACTCCTTAATGCCCTCATCATTGACTTGCTCATATTCCGCGTCCGTCAATCCTTCAACGAGTATCAGATTGAACATTTTGCGGTAGGCAGCTTCTACTGCCGGCCAATCAATCACATTACTCGCGTCTTCGGATTCCCATTTTTCGCGGCCAATGGATTGTGAAAAGCGATAGCTAATGCCTTTCATGGATTGCCTTACTTGTCGAATAAGCCCAATCGTCCCGATTTTAACGTGCTTTACAAGACCTTCGGCTAACCGGATCTCAGGCCCGATATTTAATGTTTGATCAATCACTTTATCTTCCATGGTGAAAGCATCCTCCTGAAAATAAGATATCCCCCGCTTAGTCCAGCAGGGGATTCATTTCGTTAGTTTGAAAAAATGATTTCTGCGGCGATCCCTTCCGGGTTATCCGGTGTAATTTCAGCTTCCAATACTTCGAGCGCAATCGTACTCGTTGTCGGAGTCTTTCGTGTAGCGCCGACATTGAGCGTGCCGCCGCCAATGCACTTGTACACCGTGAGCTGCACTTGAACCGGCTGACCTGTGCGATCGTTAATCAATTCAAAACGATGTATGAATTTGAACGGCTTCGGCTTACGCGTGCCTGTAAAATTGCTCTTTGTGCCCTGTGCTGTACTCCATTTATAAATAACGATGATGTTTTTGTTATTGTTCGCTGCATCTGAGGTAATGACGCCAGCTGCAGTAATCGCGTATTGCGTTGCAGTTGGTGCAGAAGCTGCTCGAGTCAGCTGCGTCAGTTTACCTTCTGGCGACTTCAGGTACACGTCATCGCTCTCTGCAATGAATGTCCCACCGAACTTTGCGGGTGCCTTGATCGTATATCCGGATGACGTAAGAATGGCTTCCTCGTTTTCATCAAACGTCACTGAACCCTCTACTGTCTCGGCGCCTTGGGATAATTCCGCAATAAGTGGCGAGTAGCGCGGAACCTCGATAGAGAGGGTGTCTTGCAAATCCTGTGCCGTGAGGTGAAACGGCAACCCGGATTCGCCGCCAAACACTTTTGTCCAAGCAAATTGCGGTGCAAACATGACGCTATTCACTTTCTCATCGATCCATTTAATCGATCCGTCCATGCCCCGCGTCCAAATTCTTCCTACGCCATCAAAAACTAACGGTTCAGCCATGATAATTGTCCTCCTTCAAATAGAAAAAGGAACCTGTAAGATTATTTTACAAGTTCCCATAGTCGTGCATCGATTTCAGTGATGCGCTGATATTCTTTTGTCTGCTCATAGCCTTTTTTCGGCTCTACGCCTTTTCCCATAATACCGAGCTTTGATGCTAATCTGATCTTTTCATCAATCAGTTGCTCCCATTCGGAGGGCTCTTCTTTGCTTTCTTCCGCTTTTACCGACATGCCATCACCTCAATTCATGCGTATATAATCGACGTCATAGATTGCCTTGTAGCCTTTGACACCTGTAATTCCGGTTGCGAAATCGGTATCGTATACCAAAGAACAGCGGAACGTATTTAATGCCTGCTGCCTGATGTTTTCATCGTGGAACAATTTAAAAGCTTGCTCTGCAATCCTTCGAGCATCCGCACTGCTGGGTGCATATATATCTAAGCAAAACTTTCCTTCATAGACAAGGTGATTTCTACCAAATCGACCAGGCATAATGTAAATTAACATCATCGGTACGCTATCACCGGTTATCACCTTCTCCGGCTCCACCCCCTTGACGATTCTCTCCACAATACTCTCATCGGATGAGGATGGCGTTAAATCCAGAAATGCCATGAACTCGACGTCTTGCATCAATACGTTACCAACCGCATCAATAAGTTGTTGACTCAATCCCTCACCCCATTTGAAAGTATTTGTGGTACGGAAAATCTGTCATAACGCGCTGTAGTCCTTCAAGGATACGCTGCCGATTCGCTTGCAATGCGATCCGCAAGAAGTAAGTCGGCGGCGTAGGAGCGAATTTCTTATCAATCTCCCCGCGCTGTGCCAGCTCCTCCAAATCGACGCCAGCCATCGAGCCTTCTGAAAACTTAAAGGTACCGTCAATTGATTTGTATCTTCCTTCGCCGCGCCCAGCAACTGCCTTGCTGGATCGTGATCGCAAGTTGTTCCATAGCTCCGAATTCATATATTTGGTGAGTCCGGGATTTTGCACAGGTCCAGCCATCAACGATCCCTTACCGAACTGCTCAAGCCACGCTTGCCAGTAATCCGCTGTTATCTCCATGCTGTACATGTCGGATGCCAAAACTTCAAGCTGCTGCCTGACATGATTGCGTACTTCGGGATAATAACGCACGTTGACTTTTGCCGTCTCTGCAACCAAATCGGCAAGTTTGATGATTTCGGACAGCAGCTCGTTTCGCAAATCTCGTTCTGCTCTCGCACTGTCGTAACCTCTAATGCCGTTCATCGTGTATCCTCCGACAATTGGACGTTTAAGAGATTTGGATACTTGATGTTGTCCACCACATCTACTCGATAGGGCCTACCATCTAATATGATACGATCCGGATTTGCGTTTTGTGGCCGTTCAATATCCACGCTCTTTTGTAAAACAAGCAGGTATTTCGTTGTTTCAAGCAGCCCCGGTTCATCCTGTCGCAAATCCCCGGTAACGAATTGAGCGAAGCAAGCAGCGCCAGCTTCCACAGTAAGAAACTTGGGTTTACCTACCGGATTACGATTGCCGTCAAATTCACGGCCATAACGCTGTATGTCAATAACTGCATTTGTTTTTAGCAGCGAGCAATACTTGTCGCGCTCCACCGTCTGCCGCATGGTGAGGACCATGTAGGACGCTACTACTTCCACGATATCGCCTAGTGCAATGATAGAGTTCGGAGCAAACAGACCGTTGTAGACGTATTCTTTGCCCATTACAGACGTTGCTTTGGTTTCACGGGATAAGATTACCTTTTCTGGCGTATCGTTGATTAGGCAGGAAGTTTGGCGTTCAGGGAAGTCATTGAACATAGCCATCACCTCATCCTCAGCTTGTCTTTCAAACGCGTAGGACCTGAAACACCAAAAGCAGGAGCAACCGATACAGTGCTGCCCCCGTTTTGGATCATTCCGATTAACTCATATGCTTCGTCAACCAGCGCGTTTGCAGCTGTTTGCCAATCCACAAGCTGATTTTCAATGGACCAATCAAAATCTTTCTTTGACTTCTTGATCCTCGCCCCCATGGATGGAGCTAATATGGCAGCTACCATGCATGTGGCTGCTGCATAGAGGTAACCGGCATCATCGCCAGTTAGATCGACATAATCCGGTACGTTTGCAATGATTTTTGATTCAGCAATTGGCAAAACAGAAGGAACGTCTATGCTGACGTTAGTTATAATCTCTTCCCCAACGCCTAGACGCCCTCGTATTTCATCATGATAGGTTTCAGTTGTTAGAATCCTATTCGGCAACCGAACCACCACCAGCAGCCTCGATGGCTGCAAGTAGCTCATCAGCGCTCATCTTGGTATAACCCGGAATTTTCAATTCTTTTGCTTGTGCCTTAAGGTCTCTGAGGGCGTTCTCCGCAGTAAGTGCATCCAATTGCGCTTGCAGTACCCCTTCGCGCTCTTTGGACTGTTGGAGCTCAACTTGGAGTTCCAACTCCCGTTTTGAAGGGTTATCGCTGATCACTTCGTCGCTATCAACGATCACGGCCAGCAACTCGCCAGATGCAGCGTTACGTATTTGTTTCTTTGCGATCTCAATCAAGCCGTCAGGGGCATCGGTTACGATATCCCCTGCGTTGTATTCGCCAACCGCATCTACTAAAACTTTCACAATCGCCATGGTTTATCCCCCTCTCTTACGCTACTGTAGCGATGATATGCCAGTTCACGTATTTTAGTTTCGGCAGCACCGTAGCGCCGTTAATGACTTGCCATTGATCTGGATCGCCTTTAATTAGCTTAGGCAATGCGAACTTGCCCGGATGACCAGTGAAAATATCTTCGTAGTTGTTCGGGCTGGTCACAAGATCCATCATAGTACCAGTAACGCCTTGGCCCACGATGATAACGGCATTGTCCGGGATAAACGGAAGGAATGTTCCTGTATCATCGATATAACCGCCATCATAGACTTCGTATTGAAGTCCGTTGAGGTTCTGATCGATAACAGTTGCGAGTGAGTCCGCAGTCACGATGTTTTTACCGTGCGTATTTTTCAGAAGATCACGAATTTTTTCGTTTTGCTTAAGGTATGTATCTACCTTTTTGTTCGCGATGATTTTAACGGCCCTTGCACCACTGCCACGGAAGCGAAGAATCCAATCATCCAAGTCCTTAAGCGGATCAGCCGTTGCTGTATTGCTCCATAGAACGGAAGCTGTCGGTTTATTGTTTGTTGGAACACCGTAATCAATTGTAATAGCCGGCTTAGTAGCAGTCGCTGGAATGATAAGCTTTCCAGTCAGAGATTGCCAACGCATCCATTCGAACCGCGTTTCAAGACGCGCGTTAAGGTTGATCATGCGCTCAATCATGTACTCTTCTGCCCAAAGCTGATCCAGTTTGTTACCTGGTTGGCGCAAAACTGCCATCTTTTCGCGATCGATAATCACTTTTTCCCGCCATTCCTGATTCGTAAAGCTCATTGCCTTGACGAGTGGAGGCGTGTGGATCGGAGATGGATCGTTAAGGCCGGTTGGTGGTGTCATGCCTGTATCGTCATACGTGATATCGTATTCGATCGTAAGACCTCGCTCCGTTTTCAGATCTACACCACCAGTGAGGAGCTGCGCACCTCGGAATGAGTTGATATCTGTCCGGATGTTTTGAACGACTTCGGTTAGAAATAACGGATCTAGTACGTTAACAGCCATTATTGTTTATCCCCCTTATGCGAAGTAGCATAGACGCAATGCTGTTTTAGCAGCTGCATCAATGCCCGTCAGTTTCGATTCTGTGAAAATGCCAGCGATCCAAGTTGAAGCTCCAATATCTGAAACCGTTGTATCCTGATCGTTATCTAGAATACACACAGCAACCTGAGAACCGTCGGTTGCTGCCGAGCTGTAAGGAACAAACTTTTTGGAAGCTGTTACCCTTCCGAGTACCGTCCCTTTTTTGATTAAGCCATTCCCTTGCGCCAAAAGCACACCGCCGGGCAATCGCGCTTGTAGATCAGTTGATGCAAGCACCTCGGTGAATTCTTGCGTGTAAATCGGCCCCGGTCCCGGAGCTCCATTGTACGAAGCATGATTCATATTATTTTTCCTCCTTTACTAGATGACCATGGCCTGAGCTCTTGAGAGCCGCCCTAGCCTCTTCACGAGCGAATGCTCTGATCTCTTCGGGGGTCTTTTCTACACCAGCGTTTTGCGAATTACTTGGTGCAGCTCCACTCAAAGCACCAGCTGGCAAATCAATATTAGCTCCCTGTGTGTGTTGGCCGCCCCCGCCCAGCGCCGCTTGTGCATGCGCTTCATACGAAGCGTTGATTTTTTCAATTTCCGAGACAGGCAAATGAGATAGTGCCGTCTTCATTGCTTCAACGTTAAATGCTGCGCCCAGCGCACGGATGCCTGCGCTACATGCCTGATCAGTAACTTTCATCTTATACGCTTCGCCATCTGCCGCTTGTGCGCTTAATGATGCGATCTTGCCAACAATGTCCGAGTCATTCGTCAAACCTAACGCTGTACGAATCTGACCAAGTAAACCGCCTGTCGCTGCAAGAGCAGCTTTTTGTTCTTCTGTCACAGTTTCATCTCCTTCGGCCAGTGTGTTGGCCTGTTCATTAGTTTGATGTTTTTTGGATACAAAAGCAGACATACCGCCTTTGTTTCCGAAAAAATAAAAGACGCGTCCATCGCCATCAAGCGACTTTGCATCTAAGGAAAGTGGTTCATATTCCGTTTTTAATTGCTGAGTGACTTCTTCTGGTGAATACTCCGAAAGAGACCCACGAGTAATACCGGCGCCTTCATACCCTCCATCAAAAACGATGGAGTTTTCCATGATATAACCATCATCCGCTAATACTAGGCATTCTTTTCCTTCATATTGCTGTCCTCTCATATGAGAACAATTTGCGCTCCTGAAATAATCTTCGCCACAAATACTGCATGTATGCTTTGTGGTAATGAATCCTGCTGAGGTATCAAATATCGTGCCGGAATCAATACCTATGGCTAGTTGATCAGCTGAAATCCCGTTTGCTTCCAAGCCCTTAGCCATATAATGATCACCATAAAGCTCCAACTCACCATTTTCTTCAACGATACGACTATCGAATGTCCTGCCATAAGGGAACGATAAAGCTTCCCATTTCTGCCAAGGATGATCCACCAACAAGGCGACGCCTTCTCTGACTTGATCCGCCATTTTTCGAAGAAAGTTAGGCGTAATCTTCATTTTGTACTTTTCAATCCGTTTGGTCCCGATGATTTTAGCTTGAAACACATGCACCTGCTCGTCGGTTAATTGAACCAATGCCTTTTGATTGATCTTTGATAGCTGTTCCGCTGTCGGTTTTGCCATGTTTGTTATTCACCTCCTTCCACTGGCTCAATTGCCTCACTTCGTTTATGCTGCAACTTTTCTACCAGCTCAGCAGGAATCTTGGCGTCCAAACCAAGTGTCCAACGAACTTCCTCTGCCGCCTCTTGTGGTGTGATATAAAGTTCCTTCTCAGCCAAAACATAGTTATTGATTTTAGAACGCCTATCTCTTTCAATCTCATTTTCAGATCGTAAATCAATAGGGGCATAATCAACTTCAATATTTGTCTGTGTCCCCTTCACCCTCACGGACATAGCAAAAGCCCGCTGCCAGAAACGTTTGGTTACGCTCCGTGCGGACTCTACATTCTTGATGTATATTTGGGTATCAATTGAACTGTATGTCTCAGTTGACCCCTGATGCCGGGATAAGATTGTCAGCAGCGTTTTAAGCGATGTAGCCATTTGTGTATCAATGATGTCGATAAGTTTCTTAATATCAATCATTGGGCCTGTGCTTCCACCTTTTAAATACTCGACCTTAACGCTGTCCCAATGCACGAAAGTATCATCAGGGTTCAGGGAATTAAAGTGCGTCATCACCTCGCCCATTCGTTCCGTTAGAAACTTCTGCTGAGCTGCCGGATTGTTTTGTATGGAAGGAGGAGCATTCTTCAACATAATCTCTTCCATCATCGAAATGTCCAATCGTGGATACCCTTGATTATGGACCACCGCTTTCAGATCCTGCAGCACTTGAAGGTGGAAGAATACCACCTGGAGCACTGGCAACATCGGCGTTCGCCCGTATGGGTCATCGACCATCGGATCGAATTCTTCATAAATGAATGTCGGCGTATCAATCTTTTTGTATTGCCCGAACCATTCCTCTCCAACTTGCCTCCTTGGATGCTTTACATATTGCCACGGTGTAAGTCTATCAGTGTCAGACTCCCTCCTAAACCAAATAAGTGCCGGATCGACTGGGACAATATCAATCACATCGTTGCATTGCTCATTCAGTACGACTTCGCCAGCACAAGCCCCTCGGACCATAACCATCATACGTTGTATCGTGTCCAGCTTGTCCAATGACCGTCCGTGCTGATAACCAGGTGACGGCAGCGGAGTATTAAGCATGGTCTTTAACTCGTCCAGTACGTGTTGTCCGCTTTTGTCGTTATTCTTATTAGGCTTCTTTGCCGTAAACGTTAACGTTGTGTCTCCCATCCTCAAATAGGTGTACAGGGCATAGGATACATCTGGATGAACAGATATAAGCAGCTCTAGCAATTCCTCAGCTGTGTAGCTTTGAAGCTTAGTAAGATCGATGTTATGCGCTTGCTGATACTTCTTTGGAAGCCAGTTGAATATGCCGAATGGGTTCGTGCTTTTAGGAACTGTTGCCCTGCCTACTCCCGTCATCCGCTTCTTCACAGATGCGGGAAGGACGCTCATTGCAACAGAATAGATTACCTTTTGATACCATTTCAAGTCTTCACCTTCCTCCTACACTACCTCCGAATAGTCACTCCACCGATAAATGGAGTCATTACGCGCTCATTCTGCGGATCTAGCATATATTCCCCAAATGCTAACACGAAAGCATCGGCGCGATCGGGAGACTTAAGTCCGCGTTTCTTCATATCGTCTTTGCTTTCAAGCATGATCTTACCCTTAGATGTCATTCGCCATTTACGAGTGGAGAGCTGAGAAATTAATATGTCATCATCAGGCAGCTCAAATTCTGGTGGTAACCCACTAATAAAGGCCGTCATGTTCCCTTCCAGCTCGGTCCGTATCGTTCCCCACATTTCAGAGCCCAAGTTCCCATAGTGCTCATCAAATGTTTTGCCGTTGTTGTTTATCGGTACAATCTCCCAAAACAAACCTTCTTCGGAGACGATTTCTTTCAGTCGATCGGTCACGCCGCCGCCGACTCCGGTATCATCCACTCGGATAATGACTCTATCGATGTTGATATGCTCGAGCAGAATATCCTTTGTCAGTCGTACCACCCAGCCGGAAGTAACCATTGTATCCTCTTTATGATGATGCTTCTGGCCGACAGTCTTCTTGCCGATGCCTGCATATATGGATGTTTCGTCATCACCGAAACGAGCAACGTCACATCCGATCGTTAACACAGTGCCAGTTGGCATAACCCTGACTTCCCTTGCTGCGAACTCTGCAGCTTCAAGCGTTATAAACGTGCCGGCTTCACCACGAGGGAATTGTCCCTCTACCCTTACGCGCCATACATCGCTACCATCACCGTACTTTCGCTTGAGCATTTCAATGTTTTCTTTGCTGGTTCTCGGACTATCGAGACAAGAGACCTGATGCGTTTTGTAGATGTTGCGATCCCTATTATGTGAATCAAAAAAGAACCCACTCGTTCTTGTTGGGTTCCCGCACATGAAAAGCTTATTGTACTCTCCAGAGAGAGTACCGAATATGGCAGCCATAATGCGGTCATCAACGCCTGACGCCTCATCCACGATAAATAGCATATAGTCTTCGTGAAATCCCTGCATGTTCTCCGGCTTGGTTGCCGTTCGCGCTGTGGCGAACCAGCGCTCCTCATTCTTTCGCATATAGACTTTTGTCTTTGTCCATTTAAGGATACGTTTCAGAATTGGGCTCTTTGATTGCCATTTGCTTATCTCAGCCCATAATACATCATTGAGCTGCTGCCTTGTTGGAGCTGTACACACAACACGAGGAAATGGAAAGCATGACAGGAACCAAAGCGCTATGGCAGCTTCAACCGCTGTTTTCCCAACTCCTTGACCTGATCTCACGGAAACTAATCGATGATTGGCTATATCGTTCGAAACCGCTTCTTGCCATTCATCCGGATGAAAATTGATAATTTCCCGAAAGAAGGTGTTCGGGCTCTTTCGGTATACCGGTATCCGTTGTTTGAAAGCGGCCATCCGTTTTGTTAAGCTCTCTGATTTAGCCATCGTTCATTACCCCGTTCACCCAGTCATCAATTAACTTGGAATCGTCATCGATGTCATCATCGTTGTTAGCCAACTTCTCCACCTGCAATTTAACGCGCTCATGTTCTGTCTTCGCCTTCTCCATCTGCACGTTCATCATCTCAAGTTTGGCTCGGCGCTCATCATTCTCAGGTGCAGCAGATAAGAATTGCTTTATAGCACTCCGCAGCTCACGCATGATAAGAACGTCAGCCTTGGAAGCATTGGCGAATTTATCATGAGCAAATTGCAGTTCCCATTCTTCTTCTGTTCCCCACTCTCCCGGCTTCTCTTTTTTCAATTCTTTAGTCATGTCGTCTTTATCAGTAACATGAGTAATTCGTTGACCGTGAAGCAGCTTTGCTTGGAGGAGTATGATGTTATTCCAGATCAATTCTAGCGGATCGGAATCATGAATCTCCTGAACGATCTGCAGGACAGCTTCGGGCAGGTACTTAGCATAGTATCCATGCTTCATGGCGTGATCATTGCCTTCCGGACCTCCGGGTCCGCCGCTGTTCCCTACTGAGTTTTTATTACCTGGCTGCCCGCCGCGCTTCCGCTTAATCGGTATATCATCCCAAGCATCAAGGAATTTCCATTTACGGACGAGCGCAGCGCTGATCCCTAGATCCTCTGCAATCTCAGTAAGTTTCATCTCTCTACCGCTCTTGATCCAAAGTTTAAGAGCAGCCTCACGGTTTGTACTACGTGCTCTAGCCACTACATATCACCACCTCCAGGTGAAATAAAAAAAAGCATCCCTATGGATACTTTTTGTCATTATCTTCATTAGTTTCAACCACATTATATTCTTTAGCATTATTCACATTATTTCTATGAAATACGCCCTTTATAAACTTTACCATTTCTGAAATTTCCTTAGAGGAAAGCAACATAATTACAAGACCTAAGCCACTTAGAACAATAAAGTTGTTTAATCGCTGAAGTTCTTCATTTGTTTGATTCATTTTAATGAAGGGTAATACCAAAATAGCCATAATTGAAAAGAATAACGCTAAGCCTTCAATTTTACCACAGATCCACGCTAACCATTTGACTTCTCTTCGTCTAAATTCCTTATTTAAGTGAGAAAAAACATCAAAAATTATAAAGAGGAAACCAGCTACTGATAGTGCTAAATAATGTTGATCAGTTAACTTAACTAAATTGTAATACGACATCAGAGCAAGAATGATGAATCCGAAACCTAGATAAGATGTTATCCGTGAATTGTGAAATGTCATTTATGTCTATCCCCTTTGTAAATAAGCATACAATGAGGTGTAATATTTGACAATTATATATTATTCGAGTTGGAAAGAACGCTCCGGCTTCATTGGTAACGCTCTTGATTGAGAAAGTAACCATTAAACCGATGATGAGGACGAGCTCTTAAATCCTTGTTTTCTCCTAATAACTGGTTCTAGAGTGAATCATAATCATACTTGTGTTGCACTCGTAAAAACATTGTTTTTCTAGTGCTGTCAAGGGTTTATTCTGCTTTCTGAAAATGAGTGCAAAACCACTCTAGTTATGATGCACTCAAAAGCTCTATAAACTCGAAATGGCATCATCCATCATGTCCTGTGTCATACCAATATAGTCTAAAGTGATCATCGGATCGCTATGTCCATACATCTTCATTAGTAACGCTAATTTCGTCGGGTCCTTAATGTATAACTGGTATCCCCACGTTTTTCTAAGGGTGTGGCAGCCGATGTCCTTTAACCTAAATTCTTTAGCTGCCTTGTTGAGCATTCGATACGCCGTGCTACGATGAATAGGTTGATTCCTGAGCCTGACTTTCTTTTTGACTTGGCGACTTTGAAATAAAAAATCATCATCTGCCATATCCTTGATGAAATGATGTAAATCATTTCGAATGGATGGGTGGATGATGAATAATTTATCGTGAGCATTCTTTTTCTCGGTCATTTGAACATGTGTACCTCTGACCATTCCTGCACGAAGTAAAAGTAAGTCAGATACTCGCAATCCACTGTATATGCCCATGCAAAAATAAAGATAGTCACGCATGCTGCGCAGCCATAAATAACGTTTAACTCCGTCTATGACTACTTGGTCGCGGATCGGTTGGACGACATTCATACCACCACCTCATTTAAACATATTGAAATAAAAATAGAGCACCGCTTGAGTGCCCTCCCATAAAATAGTGAATACTGTAGCACTTTTTTTAAAAATAAAAAAGCAGAAGCTCAATTATAGAACTTCCGCTTACCTTTAATCTTGTTCTGTATCTTTAGGATTGCTGTCTAGTGATTTTCTTTCAGATATGTACTCATTATGAAGATCGTCATATCTTTTTTTAAACTCATCGAATTTTTCTGATTCAAACGTGGAGTTACCCGTTAAATAAAGACTAATGTCTTGAAACAAAAATTTGAGGCCTGTTGTTGAATACGTCTCTTGCAAGAAGCGTTTATCATAATTTTTGTATGCATCCCAACTGTTTAATGCAGTTAAGCTTGCACTTAAAAAAATAGCTGCCCATTTTCCATAATCACCAAGAAATGTCCACCCTAATATCACTGTAATAAGCCCGGAAAGTGTAATAGCCCATACTTTCATTCGAAATGCCTTTTTTCTTAGGTTATTCCCAGAGCTTACAGATGAGGCCAAATCTATTTTAATAAATTGTAAGAGTTGTTTAATTTTTACACTTATTTCTTCGTCACTCATATATTACTTCCCATCCAGATTAATATCTTACAAAAGCTGATATAGATGTTAAGAATTCATCTATTGGGTCTGAGATTATTTTCAAGTCAATTTCGTTATTAAGATCAATTAAAAGTTGCAAATCAACTGCAAATTCGTCCCCTTCATCATGAGTAGTAACCTTGTTAATTATGGATGAAGGGGACTCGACTTTTAAATTATCAGGCAACCCTTCTAGTGCCTCGAATGTAGAGTTTCGATCGAAACGCGATATATCCAATTGTTCTGATGGGACCATCAATTCCGACTTAACCTGAAAATACACTTTAATAAAGGGAATAATTGTTTTCAGTAAATAATCCCTACCGCATTCGTCACATATTATCGGTTCATTTAATGTGTCTTGGTTTTGACGTAAAACATCATCCTCCAAGAAAATACGGTTTGAAATACAAGATGGGTTTGAACACTCAAAGAAATATTTTACCGTGAGAGCACCATCGTTATTAGAAAAGAACATAAAGAATTTAACAGTGTCACGAACTGATATGTTATAATCAATCGCGAATCTGTAAGGACTTAATAACCTTTGTTTTTTTGCAATATTATTCTGAATGAAAGCAACAAAATCAGCAAGCAAAGAATTGGGGAAGTAATTAACGCAACCAGAATCATGGTAAATACTCGTTAATTTTTCGTACAACAAAGTCCTCCTTCTCCTTTCTGCCGTATCTCATATTGTAATAATAATGCATTATTATTGTATCACTTCTTGATTCAAGTCGCACCTGAACATAATCATCTTCGCCCGTATTATTTTTAATATGCCAATGAAAGCCAGATTCAATCATTTTAGTTTCTTTAAAAATTAACTCTTTTAGGTGCCAGTATACCTTAGATCCATATATAGGACCACGATCATCCGTTCTTGTTGAAGCTCTTGTAGTTTGCCCCTCACGAAACACAAATCTAAAGACCCATCCTTTTTCAAAAATTGAATCTTTTATGGTATTGCTTATTTCTTGATAAATAACTGCTTTAATCTGTTGTATATAATCTTCAGTTACTTCTCTTAATCCCATTTCTTTAAGAAAATTCTCGATATTTTTTTCGGTATCAGGTAAAGTTTGTGCATCAAGTAATTCTTCGGCTTCAAGGCTAAGTTCTTCAAATAATTTGAATATGGTCTCTTTAGATGCCTCTTCATTAAGTGACGTTATGTTTATCTGTATTGGATTAAATATTTTCCAGCTAGTCCCCTCCCCGTGAAGTATCTTTTTTAGGATAGAAAGAAGATCGAGAGGGTCCTTTCGGATATTATCCAAATGATTTAGATTGAATTTAAATATAACCATTTTATTTGCCAAATCAATTAACACAGCTGAAAACATATCAATAGCTGGAATACTACGGGTACTTATTGTTTCGACTTTTATTAACATTTTTATACTTGTCAATTTACCATCTGAAAATTCAGATCTAAGTGTACATAATTCATAATCTGATACAGATACATCGGTTAATAATTTCTTATAATTTAAAGAAGGATTATTTGCAAAGAATGCTTCTACCTGTTGTTCTGTCGTCTCTGTTGTAAAAAACAAATTTTCCAATCTATATGCATAATGATAATTATTATTTGAATAAAACAAATTATCGAACAAAAATTCATCCAATTCCTCTGCATTGAATGCACCTGTCGTGCTTTTTAGTTCTTCATTAACAACTTTAAGAATTGAACTATAACGTGCATTTGTTGTATCGGCTCTTAAACGGCTATTCCGATCAGGAACATTTTTACTTTTAAAGAAATCAAAGAAGTCTTTCATATAAATATTCTTAAATGTCGATATTTTCAGCATTTTATCTCCCCCGTTTATTCGACAAAAATAGGCTTTTTTCTTAATAATGGCCTATTTCCATTTTTTTCTCAATAGGGAACATTTGTACTCATTCTTAATTTTTGCTAATTATATCAGAACATTAGTTCGTTAAACAACATATACTTTTTTTAATTATAGATTGTTTTTATATTTAGCTCTCTAATCGGTTTGACAGCTCGTCGAATTTATGTCAATGCAGACTCATTAAATACTTCCATTTTCCTGCCGAGAATGGTATGATTAGCTACAAATCCGAAAGCATCGGTCGTAGAGTCGTATGGGAGAGCATCCCTGCGGCTCTTTTTTGTTCGCCCTGCAAAGTGTGTTACTAGGATGAAGGTGCCTCCTCATCTAGATTCGGTTGCTATCCGACAGTGTAGGGCTCCTTCTTTCCTCAATAGTTACAAACTACATAATGAGGTATCTATGTGATGCAGCTTAGCTGCGGTTCACTGTTGTCTACCATGACGGCGTTCCTTACGATTGCGAGGCGCTGGAGCTGCCTGCTGGGCGAATATTATGAGAAGCTTGGTTAACCATCTTTTCATCTTTTGGACACCTCACTCTGCTACAAAACTGTTTTGAACCCTCTTGCCTGCCCCATGGACAGCTGCGGCATTTAGCCGGTTGTTGTTTGCTGTCGTTTACTGTGGGTAATCGTCTTGTAAACCTCAACCGGATCGCCGCCTTTCTTTGTTTCGATAATCTTCCATTGATCCATATGGATGAGTGAATGGAAGATTATCGAATTGTTTTGAGTCGCTTCTTAGGGAGAGGAATCTGAACCTCTGTCTGCTGACAGATACCGCGCCTACTGTCCCCAGCTACTATGGCTTTCGCCGTTTCACACGACCTATTCTGTTTTCAAAGGACTTTAAAATGAAAAAAGGTACAGTGTTGACTGGGAGTAATTAACTCCTGCCAATACTGTACCTCGTAGGCACTCTTATTTTTGACGCTGATTTCACGCGATTTACACGCAATATTTTCATGATTCCCAAAGTTTGAGCGTATTCGCTATCGACTCAATCCCTAGATTTATTTTGCGGTCAACTGTGGAAGGATGCCAGGTAGCAAATCGCTTTATAGTCACGTAATGCGGAAGTCCTTTGATATATCGGACGTCAATCATATTCTTTACATCGTCGTCCTGTATAAGATTGACTGCTCTATCGATAGTGCCGACACTTGCTTTATAGGCATTGTATACACCTAATTGTTTTTGAGCAAGTGAATCGATCCCTCTTGCTTCGAAGTCATCAACGACCGATTTCATGCGGCGATACCGCGATAAGGCTGCTTTCGCGATCTTTAATTCTGATTTAGTCGCCTTTGGAAATAATTCTATCTGTTCACCATACCAGTCCATTGCCATTGCCAACATTCCCCTCATCCCCTTTATGTTATAATGGTTGATGAGTGTTGTTCAAAGACCTTCGGCGCCCGTTCCCCAACAGAGCCGGAGGCTTTTTTATTTCTTAATAAGAATATAATTAGTCATCATATCCAAAGTATTTCTCCACTTCGTCCATATCAACAATTATTTTTGAACCAGCTGCATGCATACGAAAGAATTGTTCTCCAATGCTGTCAATAGCCCACGTTGTCTTTACTTCTTTCAGTAAATCATGTGACTTCCAGTGAAGCGCAAAAATCGTTCCGTCCTTGTTAATCCCAGCGCGTAGATCGCATTGGTAGTTGCTTTTGTCTTCTTCTTCGTCAATATAAAGCCAACCGCCACCGCTGCTATAAGTTGAAGGTTCCCAGGTAACTGTGATATGTTCACCATCGCGTTCGTGATCCTCGTTAAGTGCCTCTTTCCAATTTTCTACGATTTCAGAAAGCTTCATCTCTGATTCAACTGTTTTGAAAATTTCATCCATACGAGCCTTAAGGAGCTCTATGCCTTGAACGTGAACCAACTGATCCAAACGTTCCCGAACTACGTTTCTCACAAGAACGTTATACGTAGGAAGCTCCATCTTATCAACATCAATAGCCAGGCTTTGCTTCACGACTTCTTTCACTTGTTTACCAAAATCCGAATACGATCCGAGTACATCATCAACGATGTTTGAAACGGTCTTTGCAATCTTTTCCTCTACAATTTTCTGGATTACACCTTCTTCGTGCATTTTCACCATTGCCGCATTTACCATCGCCTGTAGATCGATACTCATTTCTAATCTCTCCCTTTGTTTTGTTGTTAAATTCCTCAATGTTCACTATAGGTTCACCCAAATCACAGCCCCTTGTGGGTGCTTGTATGGAATGGGTTTATCAAAGAGTTGTGGCGAACTAAGTTCCCATACATAGCGTTTTTTATATTTGTTTTCGTAAGTATCCGGAATACAATGATTTCTTCCGCCTTGCTCGAATGCCTCTTGCGTAACTGGGAAACTTTTAGTTAACACCACAGTTCCATATATCATTCCGCTACCACTTTTTATTAAGGCAATAGTTCCTCGAATATTCGTATTCGATCCTCTTATCTCCCAAACTTTCTTGCCTGATAGTATCTTCTCGATCCATGGCGACTTAATAATCAATCCTTTCATGCTGCACCTCCCATACATCTCAAAATTCAGCCGATGTTCACCCTTCCGGATACATTACTACGGATTCCAAAAGAGACTCGCACTCTTCATCAGACATAAGACCAACAACTAAGTGAGACCATCCCCATTCAAGTAATGATTCACGAACAGTCCTCTTCACCTTTTCCATACCAATAACCCTCCTTATGTTCTTCCAAATTCAAACAACAACCGTGCAGATAATGCTATAATCTCAAAAAGGGGTGATATCATTGAGTGGTTTCTTAATCGTTGTTATTATTTTTGCGGTGCTGTTTGGTGTATTCAAAAAGAAAAAGAAGTGAATTTTCGATGCGCGGTGGTGTCTATACATCACCATAAGTTTCTCAATATTCAGCTTTGCTCATCAGAATAAAACCAATTGACGGTTCTCCATCCGCTCCACGGATCTACCATGAGCGTCCGCATCCTTCTCTATTGCGATGAAATTACGATTTGTATTAGCGGCAGCCATTACAATTGAAGCCGATCCTGAGCAATTATCCAATACCAATTGCCCCTCATTGGTATAAGTCCGAATCATGTATTCACACAGTTCAACAGGCTTTTGATTTACGTGTATTCGTTCAGGATCGTCATTATTGACGACTGGATAATATAGAACACTGCGCGGATGCCTAATTGTTGAGCCAGCATCATTGGACCATGGAACACCGTCTCCATACGCTGTAGACTTATGATTATTGGTTGCAGCATTCATCGGCTTGTGACCGTTTGTCATTTGCGGATTATAGACTGGCGGACTCTTGTAAAAAACAAGTATATTTTCGTGAGCCTGCAGTGGCATGTGCCCGGCGTTCAAATGACCAGTAGCCTTGTTCTTTTCCCAAACCCATTCATAGCGGTATAGTTTCGGATTGCTGGCCCATAGCATTTTGTCAAAAGGAGCCTTAGCAAAAAGCACAATTGCTCCATTAGGTTTAATAATCCTTTCGTACTGAAGCCAAAGTGATTCAAAAGGGATGATAACGTCCCATTCACTTTTAGTCGTTCCGAATGGCAGATCGCAAAATATCATATCTACTGATTCAAATTCAATCTGCTTCATTACTTCGAGACAATCGCAATCGCCATGAGTTATGGTATTAAGCACGTTCTATCCCCCTCATGTATTTCTGTATTCAGCGAATGTTCATCGCTACGTATCTATCAATCGTTTTATCTGTTTCAAGAGCAAATAAAATATCTTCAATTTGTTCAACATCTGACTTTTCCGCATAACAACGAATATCTGCAATCGAAATACCCGACTCACTAATCAAATCAAATGCATCAAAGCCGTTGGATTTTATCATAGTTGCCGCATAAATAATTCCTTGAATAAATCCGATGCTTCTTTGGGTTTGGCGCTTTTTCAACACGCACACCGCCCTTTCACGATTTTTCATCCCTTGGTGGTCGCTCTTCGGTTTTGTAGCATGAGGCTAACCAGTCTAAGCTACAATACAGGCTGTGTTTTGAGCACGTATTTACGGACGTAAACCCTTTTATATGGTGGTAAACACTCCCCGTAGCTACAGCCTCATTAGTACAGTTTCCATGGTCACACTCCATAGTGATATGTTCCTCCATATTCATCCAATGTTCATCGTTATGCAGTCCATACAAATGCTCGGAGAAGATGAACATGTCTAATACTTTCAAACTTATCCCTTTCATGTTCTTTTGGTATAGAAACAATAATGATTGATGAGTATATATTCCTATTTATTGGTAATAACAGATTTATTATTACTTAAAAAGGAGCAGTTAAAAATGAACCAAAGTACAATAAATAGATTACACATTGTGGTTTCTTGGATCATCGCATTATATTTTTCAACTCGATTTGCTTATACGGGAAAAATGCATATTGAAATATTTAATATGAAAGTTAACTCACTTATTCTTATTGTTTGGAGCCTCTTTGACATACATTTGATCTCTATGATTAGTCGTCGAGAAACTCCTTAGATCAATTCCGTATTCATCTGATAGTCCTCATTATTCAGTCAATGTTCATTGCCCAAAGGTCTTATTTACAGCATAATCATCAACTAACTTTTGTCACACTTCTGAGCAAACCCATTCTCCATCATCCGGATAAAGGTTTTGTCCACTGGATATACATAATTCTAATTCCAGGATTGATTTTCCACAGCATACACAGCATGATTCCGAATGCCCTTCGTCAAAATACAGCAGTTCCGCTTCCTGTAACTGCATTTTCACCGCATTGTAACTCTCTTGCGCCCGATCCAGTTCGCTCTTTTCCTCGGTCAAACGTTCCGTTAAATTACCAACTTTGTTATGCAGTGCTTTGTAATCATTTTTGTAACTACCATTCAAAATACCTCCTCATGTTCTTCTGTATTCAGCTGGATTCATCAATTAATAGTTACATATCTATAAATCTAGTCAACTGTCTAACACACCATTTCAACAAATACATAAAATAAGGCATCTATGTGAGGAGGTGTATTCGATGAAATGTTCCACTACTAGGCTTAAAAAATGTTTGAAAAGAAATATCCCAAAGAGATGTAAACATAATTCCTTAATTAAAGGGACGCGCAAAAGACGAATTATTAAAGTGCTTGCACGGAATGGAAAACAAGGGGCTGCAGGTCCTCCCGGTCCGCAAGGATTACCTGGTCCTTCAGGAGTTGGACTGCTTTCTTTTTATGATTTTTTTCAGATTCCCGATCCTATGATTACCGGTGGTCCAGCCATTACAACAATCGTACTTCCAGTGTTACCTGCTATGATTGGTCCGGAAGTTCAAGTCAGTAACCAGTCAATAACTTTAAGTAATGTTAATATAAATAGTCGAGTGGCATTAAAAGCATCCATCGTATGGAGCTTTAACTTCATAAGCGAAGTTGCCCCCGAAATAGCATTGGCAAGCCAAGTCATGAACTTCAGCTTTTTCCGAAATGATCCATTATTAGGTGTGCGTGTTGCCTCAGTAGTAGACTCCGGAAGTGTAACCCAGATCAACTTTTCAGGAACAGGAAATACTCTGGTGCAAGGAACCATTACAACAACCTTTGCATGTACCGATACTGGAGTAACTGGTCCTAATACAAGTTATTTTCTAACTGCAGCAGCAGGCCCAGCCTCCGGATTTAGTGTAATTACGGATGGTGCACCAATCCCAATTACTAATTTCGCTAATCCTGTAATCAATGAGGTCCATTTCAGCGGTGAGGTAATTGGACCTAACATCCTCTAGCTAAATTGAGGGGAGGCACTTGTAGCCTCCTCCTTTTCCTTGTGAGTTACATTCAGATACTTCGACCACTTCCGCTATTTTATTTTCTTTTGGCGTATCAATATTTCTACTTTTACAAACAGGGCATTTAGAACCTTTGCTTCCACCATAAACAGCGTATATAGTTTCACAATCTAAGCATCTAGCCATTTTTTTCACCCTTCCCATGTTCAATGTTATTCATCGAAGATCATCAGTCTTAAAAACCATCATGATGTTATGCCCAAATGGTATCTTGTCCTGATCCTGCCAACTATAAAACTCGCCTTTTCCCGTAACAAATCCGCAAGGTACTTTGCACTTTTTTACGCCAAATTCTTCCCAAGCGTTTTTCCCTTCGTCTCGATAATCACCACCCCATGACTTCTTTACCTTCTGCGGCAGCTCTTCCCACGTTTGGTACAAATGATCACTGCCGCCCTCTATATCACAAATCCTCTGCCAACCTTTATTCTCTTCACACCATTTAATAGCAAGCGCAGAAGCCTGTTCAGGGCTATAAAATTCGTCAGAAACTATCATTTATAAACTCCCTTCCTTGAACCTTTGCTATTCAATATGTTGTATGGGCAGCTAACCATTCATCTATGATTCTGATTGCATACAGGATCGGGTATATCTGCAAAGGGTTAACTGCGTTGCCTATCGCCTTTAATCGATCAACTCTATCAGGTACTTTCTCCGCGACTCTTGGAGGTTCCCAATCGTATTGCTCCATCCCCATAGGCGCAGGCTGGGGATACTGATTTACTATTTCGATTAAGGCGTTTAATGGATTTAATCCACATCCGTCCAGCCAATCGGAAAATTCATTAGGCACTCTACCCAATCTGGGTTCAGCTGCCCCGTTGTATCCGATACAACCATTGATAGCTCTACTTGCTTCCCCTTCTTGATTCGTTCCTGAATTACTGGATTTGATAAATTCCCTCGATTCCTGTTGTCTGAGGAATTCGGTGTCGGCCACATTTTCACAAGGGAGTGAAGATCCGGGGTTCTCCTCATCCGCTCTGATGGACAATCCCCTCTTATAGTCGCTTTCGGTGTTGGCCACATCCGCACTGCTCCCGGAAGACCGTTTCGTAAATCTTCCCCGTTTATCTCTCCCCGTTTTTCCGCATCGTTCGCTCTCGGTGTCGGCCACATTTTGACTGACGTTGCTAAGTCTATACTGTGTGAGCTCCCATTCTTTGATCTTCTCCTGCCGTTCTCGGTCAACTCCATTTTCTTCAAAGCCGCAGTTTCCGTTGCTGTCGGTGTTGGCCATAGCTTCACTTGGTCGTTCAGATTCAACGTCCAGCCCTGTTGTTTTTTCCGAGCTAAACGCGGGGATTGAGGGGCGTCCGCACTCCGATAATCCCGAGCTTGAGGAGTAGCACACGATGAAAACTCTTTCTCTGTTGTTTTGCGAACCAACCGCCGAAGCCGGAAAAACAACCGGCCATGCGGAGTAACCGATTCCCTCCAAGTCAGCAAGAACATCGTCGAGCCCCGTACTGATGTGTCCAGACACATTTTCACCAATAAACCAACGGGGTCGGATCTCCTCCAGTACTCGCTTAACCTCCGGCCAGAGGTGGCGGTCATCGTTCTCGCCTTTTCGCTTCCCGGCATGGGAGAAAGGCTGGCAAGGATATCCGGCGGAAATAATGTCAATTGAATGTCTTTCTGAGATGATGCCATCTGCCATCAACCTTTCTTTTCTAAAATCGTGAACATCTTCAATGATTGGAATACCTGGGAACCTTGCATTGAGTACCTTCTGTGGGAATGCTTCTTTTTCACAGAAAACGACTGTTTCCATGCCTGCCCAGTGTGCTGCTAGATCGATTCCTCCGATCCCGCTAAATAAACTCGCTTTGCGTAATGACGCTGTCATTGTGCACCGGCTTCAACTAGGTTTTTTTCGAACTCTGGAACGACAAGATAGCCATCTACAATTTCAAGAGTCATTTGTTCAAAAATAATTTCCTGCTGCATGGGTACCCCTCCTATCTGCTTAATAACTGAGTGATAACGTGAACTCCAAAATCCTCATCGCCATTGGATATGATTAATGGTTTTTTAAGTCCAATGATACGAATCGTTGTTTCTTCGTCCTCAATGGCTTTTAGGGCTTCAAGAATATGCTCTGAATTAAGCGCTATCCGCATTTCTTCTCCTTCAAATTGCTCTAATGGGATTGATTCGTCGGCAGCCCCACCGGAGTCGTTATGACTGGAGATGTTGATTTCTTGGTTCGTGATGTGAACGAATATCTTATCTGAATCTGATGTTATCCGGGCTCGCTCGATGGAACCAATTAACACCTGCGTGGGAATCATAATCTTGGTTGCGTTATTTGGTTCGATAAGGCGATCGACAGGAGGGTAAGTCCCATCAAGGATCTGGATATAGGCTGTAAGCTTGTCCGTATGGAAAATTGCTTTGTTGTTAGTGAAGATCAACTTGACGTTACCGCTACTGAACAAATTCCTTATTTTCCTCAAATGGCTGCCGGATATAATTACCGATTGTGGTATCTCGAAATCAACCGGTTCAGAAACGATAGCCAAACGTGTGCGGTCGCATCCTGTTAGCAGCAGCCTGCCGTTTCGCGTCTCCGTCCTGATTCCCATCAAGATGGGCTCCGTTTCGCTTTTCGAAATGGCATAAGTGCATTGCGTAAGCATCTTTTTGAAAGTTTCCCAGTCCAGCGTAATTGCATTGCCTTCGGGGAGTGCTGGGTAAGGGCAGTCAGTTACGTCCGCACCCGACATTTCAAGTTTGGATTTACCTGATATGAATCGGACTTTTGTTCCAATCACCTCGACTCGCATCAAGCCTTCGGGCATTTTCTTAATAATTTCGACTACAGATTTCGCCACTAGAACAACGTGACCGGGTTGAAGAATCTCCACATCAACGGTTGATATAACGCTCTCGATCGTTAATTTTGTATCTGATCCCACGAACCTTAGCCCTTCGGCAGAAGCTTCGATGTAAACCCCATTAATTAGCTCCAAATGACTTTTCCCGTCTGCGGCTTCGGCAGCTTGAGATAAAGGCGCTAGCAAAACATTCCGGTGTATCACAAATTTCATTGGTTTCTCCCTTCTGAGCTGTTTAATCTATGCATTCGAATGTCTTTTTGTCGCCATTCCTAGCGTCCCAGCAACTTCCTAGCATTGCTGCTAATTCGGATTGTGGTAATAAACCAATGAGGGCGATAAGTATCTCTTCTTTCGGACGCCGGAACCGGTTAGCAATCTGCTGGAGGTTCTTTCCTTCCTTGTGCAACTGCAATATGACTTTCGTCTGCTGTTTGTGCCAAGAGAAGTCATATTCGTCGCAAACGATAACTTTTCGCTCAACTTTTGGTCTAGTCATTGAATCATTCCTTTCCGTCAATTTTTCGAGCTAGCTTGAGTAACTCTTCTAACTCCTCAGCTGAAACAGCGTTGCTTTCTTTGCTTTCAGCAACAATTTCAATTTGAGGTTTTGCTGAACCCGAATTCTTCTTGAATCCTTTATTCCGATTATCAAAGCTTTCATCCATCAACTTGGCTTGCTCAACGGTCAAGGCGCCAGAATGAAAATAGTTATCCAGCGTTGT